GAAAAATTAACTGAAGAATTTAAAGCAAGAGCTGCAACAATATTTGAAGCTGCTGTTAAATATAAAGTTAAAGAAGCTAAAAAGAAAATGCAAACTTCTTATGAAGAAAAACTTAAAGAAGAAGTTAATTCTACAAAAGCAGAGCTTGTTGAAAAAGTTGATTCATACTTAAACTACGTAGTTGAAGAATGGATGAAACAAAACGAGATCGCTGTTGAAAGAGGCATTAAAGGCGAAATCGCTGAGGACTTTATTACTGGTCTTAAAAAATTATTTGAAGATCATTACATCAATGTTCCAGACGAAAAATATGATGTATTAGAAGATCAAGCTTCTACAATCGAAGAGCTTAACAAGAAATTGAACGAGCAAATTGAAAACAATGTTAAACTTAATTCTGAAATTGGTAAATTAACTAAGAAAGAAATTCTTGGTGAAATTGCTGCTGATTTAGCAGATACTAATAAAGAAAAGTTTGCAAAGTTAGCTGAAGAAATTGAATACACTAATGCTACAGAGTTTAAAAATAAAGTATCGACTATTAAAGAGTCATACTTTACAACAAAAGAAATTTCATCTAAGGGTGGAATAGATAACGTTGCCGAAGGCGAAACAACTAACGTTGAATTGTCATCTTCTATGACTGCTTATGCGGCCGCTATCAGTAAAACAAAAGACTCAATTAATTTGAGTTTTAAAAAATAAAGGGAGAAAAAAAAAGATATGTACTTATCTGAACAATTAGTTAAAAAATGGCAACCGATTCTTGAACATCCTGAACTCCCAAAAGTAACGGATAGTTATAAGAGAGCGGTTACCGCTGTTATCTTGGAAAACCAAGAAAGAGCAATTAAAGAAGATAGAGCATTTATGTCTGAGTCTGCTCCGCAAAACTCTACAGATGCTTCTTACGTTCAAAACTGGGATCCAATTATGATCTCTTTAGTAAGAAGAGCAATGCCAAATCTAATCGCATATGATATTTGCGGTGTACAACCAATGACTGGTCCAACTGGACTAATCTTCGCTATGAGAGCAAAATATTCTTCTCAAAGTGCTGCTGCTGAAGCATTATTCGATGCTGCGGACACAGACTTCTCAGGAAGAAACGCTGCTGGTTCTTCAACAGGTGGATTCTCATCTACTGCTGATTCAGGAACTAATCCAGGTTTATTAAATGACAGCCCTGCTGGCACTTATACAACTGGTACAGGAATGACGACTGCTGCTGCTGAAGCACTAGGCGACGCTGCTGGAAATAGCTTTGCTGAAATGGCATTTTCAATCGAGAAATCGACTGTAACTGCTAAATCAAGAGCTCTGAAAGCTGAATACACTATGGAATTAGCACAAGATTTAAAAGCTATCCATGGTTTAGATGCTGAAACAGAACTTGCGAATATTTTATCTGCTGAAATCCTTGCGGAAATCAATAGAGAAATCGTAAGAACTATTTACATCAATTCAGAAAAAGGTGCTCAAACTGGTAACGTAACAACTGCTGGAATTTTCGATTTAGACACTGACTCAAATGGTCGTTGGTCTGTTGAAAGATTCAAAGGTTTAATGTTCCAAGTTGAAAGAGAAGCAAACTCAATCGCACAAAGAACACGTAGAGGAAAAGGTAACATCTTGATCACATCAAGTGATGTTGCTTCTGCTTTACAAATGGCTGGTGTATTAGATTACGCTCCTGCGTTAAACAACAATTTAAATGTTGATGACACAGGTAACACATTTGCTGGTATTTTAAATGGTAGATATAAAGTTTATATCGATCCATATTCAGCAAACTCAACAGCTAAACAATACTTTGTAGTTGGATATAAAGGTTCGTCTCAGTACGATGCCGGTATATTCTATTGCCCATACGTTCCACTTCAAATGGTGAGAGCTGTTGGTCAAGACACGTTCCAACCGAAAATCGGATTTAAAACTCGATACGGTATCCAAGCTAACCCATTTGCTGAAGCAGGTGCTTCAACTCAAAATGCGGTTATCAATGGTGCAGGATCTGCTAACGCAAACAGATACTACAGAAAAGTTCAAGTAGCTAACTTAATGTAATCTACTTGTTACTTCTTAGTAACACAATTAAAGAGACGGTCTAAACAACCGTCTCTTTTTTTTTGGTTAAAATTCAATATAAATAGTATTATGACAACCATTAACACAGCTTCAAGACAGCCAACTAAGATAGATTACGCTAGCCCCACTCAGTTTAAATTCAATATACTTAAACTGCCAAAAGTAGAATACTTTTGCACGGCCGTTAATATACCAGCAATTTCATTAGGTTTCATACAACAACAAACCCCTTTAAAAGATATACCAGTACCTGGTGAAAAATTAACTTATGCCGATTTAACTATGTCATTTCTAGTAGATGAAAATCTATTAAACTATCAAGAGATACATGGCTGGTTAACTGGCCTTGGTTTTCCAAGAGACAACACACAGTTTCAAACTCTTACCAACGCAGGTATAGATCGTTTTCCTACTAGCAAAGGAAGTGTTAGCACCGAGATTGGAAAAGTTAAATATGGCGCTCCTAGTGCAGGAGGAACTCTATCTGACGCAACTTTAATGATACTTACAAGTAAAAACAATCCTGTTACAGAAGTAAGATTTAGTGATGTGTTTCCTGTATCTTTAAGTGGTTTAAATTACAATCAACAAGCAACTGATATTCAATACTTAACAGCAGACGTTACTTTTAAATATAAGATATATGAATTTGCAAACGTAGGCGCGTCTAACACTACAGAAGTTATTTCATAATACTTGATTTTTTATTAATTTTGTGATATATTATATTAATGGATTTAGAACAATTACAAATAGAAGCCGATAAAGATTTAAAAATAAATGACATTGAGTTGGATTTAGAATCTTTAAAAACACCTCAATTACATAACAAATATTTAAAACACTATACTAAGTTTAAATTGCTTTTAACACGTACGGAAGATGAACTAAGAATTATAAAACGTGATAAGTGGGAATATTATACAGGTAAAGCCGATCCTCAAGTTTACCAATTAAAACCTTTCAATTTTAAAATATTAAAAACAGACATAGACAAGTATATTGAAGCTGATGAGGATATACAAAAGTTAACACAAAAGGTGGCCTATTTAAATACCGTTGTGGATTTTTTGGACAGAACATTAAGAATTATAATTAATAGAACATACGTTATTAAAAATGCAATTGAGTGGAAAAGATTTACTTCTGGAGCCATTTAATGTACCTAGAAAATGCTCATTGTATTTCTATTGCTCGTTTTGATAAATCTTTTTGTAATAACATTATTACACTTGCTGAAAAAAATGCTTTGGCATTGGCTGAGTTGGATTCAAAACTAGGCAATAAAAAAATTAGAAATTCTAAAGTAGTTTTTTTAAATGATGATAATTTAAATCAAACTTTAAGGACAGTTCTTGATGAACACAATAAAAGTGCTAAGTGGAATTTTAATATTAAAGAATTTGAACCTTTGCAATATACTGTTTATAATGTTGATGACCATTACGATTGGCATATAGATTCACATCCTTATGTTTATCCTAATGGTATGATAAGAAAATTAAGTTTTACATTGTGTTTGAATGAAGATTATGAAGGAGGTGAATTTGAAATATCAAACCCAAATCCAAATCCTTTGAAACATATTAATACAAAATTTAAAGACAAGTTTACTACTGGAACATTAATATCATTTCCTTCTTTTGTGTGGCATAAAGTAAATCCTGTTACGTTTGGTACAAGAAAAGTATTGGTGGGGTGGGCAGTTGGTTCTCAATTTGTTTAACCATGACACTTACAAAATATATAATCATAGATAAAAAAAACGAAGTATATATTAAAATAGAAGCAGAAGATGCTATTCGTAGAGATTTGTCTGAATATTTTACATTTGAGGTACCAGGTTATAAATTTACACCTCAGTTTAGAAATCGTTTTTGGGACGGTAAAATAAGATTATTTTCTTATGCAACTGGTCAAATATTTGCTGGCCTTTATCCATATATTGTTAAATGGTGTCAAGATAATAAAATACAAATTGTAGATGGTGCAAAAATAAAAGACGTAGATGTTGATAAAACATTAGTGAATAAATTTGTATCTGGTTTAAAGATACCAATGGAAATAAGAGATTATCAAAAAGAAGCCTTTATACATGCGTTACAAAAAAGTCGTTGTTTGTTATTATCTCCTACAGCATCTGGTAAATCATTAATAGTTTATCTATTAGTTAGGTTTAATATGTTAAGATTAAAAGATAAGACAAATAATAAAATATTAATTATAGTTCCTACTACATCATTGGTTGAACAATTATTTAAAGACTTTAAGGATTATGGTTGGAATCCTGATAAAAATGTTCATAGAATATATCAAGGTCACGATAAAGAAACAGATAAAAATGTAGTTATATCAACTTGGCAGTCTGTTTATAATTTACCTAAAAAATGGTTTAAATCATTTGGTGTAGTGATAGGTGATGAATGTCATTTATTTAAGGCCGTTTCTTTAACTAAAATAATGACTAAACTAGAAGATTGTAAATATAGAATAGGTCTTACAGGCACTTTAGATGGCACTAAAACTAATAAACTTGTTTTAGAAGGTTTATTTGGTGCTGTTAATAAAGTTACATCAACTGCTGAACTACAAGAGAAAAAACAATTAGCGGATTTAAAAATTATATGTTTAGTATTACAACATGACCAATATTCAAAACACTTTTTAAAAGATAAAAGTTATCAAGAAGAAATGGATTTCTTGGTATCTAATGATAAAAGAAACAAATATATACGTAATTTATGTTTAGATTTAAAAGGTAATTCTTTAGTATTGTTTCAATATGTAGAAAAACATGGTGTTATATTAAAACAACTTGTAGAAGATAAAGCAGATGATAGAAAAGTATTTTTCGTTCATGGTGGTGTA